CAACACGGCATTTGACAGTGAAATCACCGATCTCATTGCTGCCGCAAGGGGCGATCTGATGCTTGCCGGCATCCTCCCGGCTAAAGCCAACGACGACAACGACCCGCTCATAAAGCGGGCAATTGTGGTCTACTGCAAAGCTAATTTTGGCTATGACAACTCGGAGGCAGAACGGTTCCAACAGTCGTATGACATGCTAAAGGCCCATCTGACGTTGTCGCTAGAATACACGGCGGTGAGCGACGGTGAGACATAATCAAGTGATATATTTGCAATCCGTCACCGTGACTGAGGATGAGATTGGGAATCAAGTTGAGACGGTTACGGAGCGCATGGTATTTGCCAACGAATTGTCTGTGTCTGCTGAGGAATTCTACAGCGCTGGACAGGCGGGTCTACGGCCGACCAAACGCTTTGAAATCTATGCCTTTGAGTATCAAGGGGAAGAACGCTTGAAACACGACGGCGTGATCTATCGTATCATCCGGGTGGAAACACGGGGAGAGAAAACGAGGATCACTTGCGAAAGGGGGGCCGCCGATGTCTAATGTGTCCGTTGACCAATTGGCTGCGGAAATTGCAAAAGAGCTTTCTAAATACGGCCAAGAAATCGTAGAAAAAATCAACATATCAAGCGAAAAAGTTGGAAAGGCTGCGGTTAAACAGCTTAGGCAAACATCCCCTAAAAGGACGGGTGAATATGCCAAAAGCTGGACTATCACTACTGAAAAAGAAGTAGGTCAACCGCATAAACGGATTATTCACGCCAAGGCACCGCATTATAGGCTTACTCATCTTCTTGAATATGGCCATGCCAAGGTTGGGGGTGGCCGCGTTGAAGGCAAACCGCATATCCGGCCGGCCGAAGAGATGGTGATTCAGGAGTTTGTGCGTGAGGTGGAGGAGGCAATCAAACGTGGATGAAGCGACACTGTTTACACTGCTCAAATCAACCGGCCTGCCGGTGGCCTACCATCACTTCACGTCGCCGCCGACACCGCCCTATATAGTGTATCTGTTTAGTTATAGTTCAAACTTCGGCGCAGATAATAGGGTCTATAGCAAGCAGTCTAATTACCAGGTAGAGCTTTACACAACGGAAAAAGACCCGGTCAGCGAAAAGCTGATAGAGGGCCTTTTCGATGAGCACGACATCTATTGGGAAAAATCCGAAACCTATATCGAGAGCGAGGGCTTGTATCAAGTCCTTTATGAGATTTAAGGAGGTAAAGAGCCAATGTCTAACAAGATTAAATTTGGTCTTAAAAACGTGCACTATGCCGTAATCACGGAAACAGATGGCGTAATAACATACGATACGCCAAAACCTATCAGGGGAGCCGTCAATCTTACCCTGGACGCGGCGGGGGAAAGCGTTCAGTTTTACGCCGATGACAGCGTTTATTATGAAGAAAACACAAACGACGGTTATACTGGCAGTCTAGAAATGGCCCTGATTCCGGATGAATTCCGTGTGGATGTGCTGGGCGACGAACTTGACGCAAACGGGGCGCTTATCGAAAACAAGGACGCCAAAGCAAAGCATTTTGCTCTAATGTTTGAATTTGATGGAGACGCGAAGAAAATGCGGCATGTGCTGTATTACGTACTTGCGTCTAGACCCAGTGTAAGCGGTAGCACTAGAACCAATACCAAAGAACCGCAAACTGAAACAATGAATATAACAGCACGACCGGCACCAGATACCGGAGATGTTAAAGCAAAAGTTCCTCAAGGTAGCGCTGCATATGACACCTTCTTTGACGCTGTTTATATCAAAACTCCGGAGGAATAAAGCATGGAAAAAATACTTACTATCGATGGGCGCCAGGTAAAGTTTAAATCAACCGGCGCTTTTCTGCTTCGTTACAAGGCACAGTTCGGGCGGGATGCCATACAGGACATTCTTAAGTTACAAGCCGCTATAGACACAAAGACCAATGAATTAAGTAATTATGATGTATTAGACCTGGAAGTATTCTATAATCTCGCATGGACGCTGGCTAAAACGGCAGACCCTAGCTTACCGCCGCCAATGGAGTGGTTAGACAGCTTTTCTGAATTCCCACTAGTTGATCTATTGTCCGAATTGACGGATATGATTTTTAGTAGTCTGACTACTACAGCGCAGAGTAAAAAAAAATAGAAGTTGATGAGGGAACCCCTTTCGAGCTGACAACGGAACAGGTAATGCTCCGGGCAATCGAAAGGGGTTTGACTTTGCGCGATTTTGAGGAGTTGACGCTTGGTATGATTTTAGACTTTATCATTACGTACAATAACGAGCGACTATCCGAAGATGAGAAAGAAGACAGTATCAGAATGGCAACGCAGGCAGACTTTGACCGCTTTTAAGGGCAGGTGAGATCATGGCTGGTAAAATTAAAGGAATTACAATTGAAATAGCAGGGAATACTCAGCCACTTAATAAGGCTTTAGAGAGCGTAAATAAGCAATCTAAAGACCTGCAAACCGAACTTAAACAAGTTGAGCGCTTACTAAAACTGGACCCACAAAATACAGAATTGCTTGCTCAAAAACAAAAACTTTTAGCCGATGCAGTAAACAATACGAAGTCCAAACTTGATACGCTTAGAGAGGCTGAACGCCAAGTCCAGCAGCAGTTTAAGGAGGGCAAAGTCGGCGAAGAACAATACCGATTAATCCAGCGTGAAGTAATAGCTACAGAACAAAATCTTAAAAAACTTGAAGAACAGCTTAGAGAAGTAAATAACAGATGGAAGGATACTGCTGAAAACTTAGAAAAGTTCGGGAAGAAATCCACTGAAATTGGTAAAGATCTGTCCATGAAAGTCACAGCTCCTATCGTGGCTACTGGAGCAGCATCATTTAAAATGGCAGCCGATATGCAGGATGCAGTTGGGGCAACGGAACAGATATATGGCAAAGCAGCCGATTCGGTCAAAGAATGGGCCGACAACCTGGAAAGTTATTATGGCATAGCCGAAAAAGAAGCCCTTGAATATGCCAACATGATGGGATCCATGCTGCAGAATATCGGCGGGCTGACCGAGGAACAAGCCGCCAAACAAGCTCAGACTCTGATTGAATTAGCCGGCGATTTGACTGCAATGTATGGCGGCACTACAGCCGATGCGGTCCGAGCTTTGACTGGAGCGCTTAAAGGCAACAACACTATGCTCGACAACTATGGTATGGCGGTCAACGATGCCATGATTAAAACGAAAGCCTTTGAAATGGGCATTTATTCCGGCAAAGGAGAAATGGACCTAGCAACCAAACAGGCGGCTACTTTAGCCCTGATCATGGAGCAGACTGGAGCCGCACAAGGCCAGGCAGCAAGAGAGGCTGATGGCGCATCAGGTTCTATGAGGGCGCTCGTAACGGAGATCAAAAATCTCTCTACAGATATCGGCGAAGTTTTACTTCCGGTGATAACTCCTTTTATACAAAAACTAAAAGATATTGTAGGGGCATTTGGTGAGCTATCTCCTGGTACACAAAAAGCGATAATTGCAATAGCTGGTATTGCTGCTGCAATAGGACCACTTTTAATAATTGTTGGCCAGATGTCGCTAGGATTATCCTCTATCATTAAGTTGTTCGGTGGATTCAGTACAGCAACTGCAGGAGCGACAGCTGCAGCGTCAGGAGCCGCAGGAGCCACAGGAGGCCTATCAGCTGTAATAGGAGCATTAACGGGTCCGATAGGGATTGCTATTGCCGCAATAGCGGCGATATCTGCGGTTATAGTGCATCTTTGGAAGACGAATGAAGAATTCAGAGAAAACGTTAAGGCAATATGGGAACAGATAAAAGAATTATTTACCGTAGCCTTCGAAAAAATAAAAAGTATTATAATGACTTTTTACGAAGGTATAAAAGCCTGGTGGGAAGAACATAGTGCAACAATATTAGAGGTGCTTAATGCCCTCTGGAACACGATTGCAACGATATTTAATACGGCTTTAGGAGTGATAAGAGGCTTATTTGATGTGTTTATCGGACTGTTCACTGGCGATTGGGAGCGCATGGGTGAAGGAGTAAAGAAGATTTTTGCAAGCCTATGGGAAGGAATAAAAAATATAGTTGCAAACGCCTGGAACATATTGAAGGGAGCCTTTTCCATTCTATGGGATAGCATAGCTGGCTGGTTTAATAATTTAGTCAGTTCTGCTGTAAACTGGGGCAAAAATCTGATAAGCGGATTTGTCGACGGCATAAAATCAATGATTGGTAAAGTAAAAGATGCAGTAAGTGGTGTGATAGGGGCAGTATCAGATTTCTTAGGCTTCAATTCGCCGGCGAAAAAAGGCGAAGGCCGACAT